CAGGAATAACGCTTATATTATTGAGTGACTCTATCATATTGTCAATATCAATAGTCAATTCTTTCCAACCGTCCATAGACATCATGGAAAAACGGTCTTCGTAGTACTTTTGTAGTTCAGGAGTCATTGTTTCCTTTTCTTGGCAAGATGTGCCAATATCATTTCTGTTTGTAATTTATTAATTGCCTTGGACATTTTCTTCAATTTTTTCTGGCAACCCAAAAAACACCCTTGCCTGTGCTTCAGAATCAAACCAACTCCACCCGTCTGTTGGATAGGTATGTTCGGTATACGTTTCTCGCCTTAATTCATAGTCTTTGTTCAACACAAAGTTAGGGCCGAAAAGCAAATCACCATCTAATTTGTAAAATCCTGATGTGTCCATGTTCTTATCCTGTTACTGTCCAACCTTTTGCCGTAGCAATGGCTGGATTGTCTGTTGCTGTGCCATAGTTGCCTGTGACTGTAATAGTTTGTCCCACCACTATGGGTAGGTTTGTGTAAATTTCATTAAGGGCAGTTGCTGAGAGTTTGCAGTCTGCAACGCTAAATGTAAACCTGAAATTTTTGGCTTGTATACGTGCAACACTGTTGCAATTGATAAACATACTGCTAAAATTTGTTGCAGACGTAACGGCTGTAGTAACTAACGCTGGAACAGCAACAAGACCATTGCAAGAACTAAACATATTATTCATGTTTGTCGCAGACACTGTATTAAATAATGGTACTGTTTGTAAACTTGAGCAAGAATTAAACATACTATTTATGCCTGTCACTAAAGCCGTATTAAATAATGGTACTGTTTGTAAACTTGAGCAACTAGTAAACATACCAGCCATGTTTGTCACAGCCGCTGTGTTAAACAAAGGTACTGTTTGTAAACTTGAGCAACTAGTAAACATACTAGCCATGCTTGTTACAGCCACTGTATTAAATAATGGTACTGTTTCTAGACTAGAACAACTTTGAAACATAGAACTCATAGATTGCACCAAAATTGTGTTAAATAATGGTACTGTTTTTAGAGCAAAGCAACTTTGAAGCATACTACTCATGCTTGTTACTAAAGCTGTATTAAATAATGGTACTGTTTGTAAACTTGAGCAAAAGCTAAACATATTATTCATGTTTGTTGCAGCCGCCGTATTAAATAATGGTACTGTTTGTAGACTAGAACAACTTTGAAACATAGCATTCATGCTTGTTACAGACGCTGTATTAAATAATGGTACTGTTTCTAGATTAGAACAACTTTGAAACATAGAACTCATGTTTAGCACTGAAGCTGTGTTAAACAAAGGTACTGTTTGTAAACTTGAGCAATTAAAAAACATATTAGCCATGCTTGTCACAGTTGTAATAGTGTTAGCAATTTCTACGTTTTGTAATTTGCGTAAGTTTGTAAATAAATCAAAAGTAGTTATTGCGCCCAACTGATTTAGCCGTACACGCTCAATATAATTGTGGCGTACTGTTGTTGTCAAAGAACCAAGGGTTAATGTTGTAATTGTTGACGAGGCATAAGCTAAATCTAGCCAACCCGTAAGGTAACCACTTACCAAACCAGATTGGTTATGTTTTACAAACAAATTTACACTTGTTAGATTATTTGCCGCTTGTGGTGTAATAGTTACCGTTGCAATTCTGTATGGAAGCAACTGGCCTGTGCCGTCGTTAGTTAGTGCAAGAGCCGTACCATCTACTGTACTGGCAACTTGAAACGTATTAGCTGTAGCGTTAATGACAAAGTAAAACTGACTGTTAACAATGCCTGTGGTAGTTGTGATGTTAAAAAACTGCACTTGCATATTGTTTGTGTAACCGTGTGCTGTGCGTGTTACCAAATCACCAGAGTCTGTAAATGTAACGGGGGCTTCTGTACCTACTAAATCAGTATCAGAATATGTATATTCATAGTATGCTGTTGTACCTGATGTATAGTTTGTTGTTGTGCCATCACCATAATCTACTGTGTAAGCGGCACTAACAGTCATAGCAATAAAGTTTGCACCATCAGGCCATACTGCATAAATCCCACGCACCCTGTTATCACCTACGTTTGCTTCACAAGCAGGCCAACTAGGATTGCGAACCCAAGGTGTTAATGCGTTACTTGGAAAAGTCTTGGAAACAACATCCGCATTGTTGTTTGCATTGTTATTTAAAAACCGAATAGCCATTAGGTGACCTCAGAACCAAACAAGCCAAACGCTAAGTTTGCAGTACCAGCATAAACAGTCACTACATCTGTGGTTGCTAGTGTTACGCCAATTGTTAAAAAAACTGCCGTACCAGCATTGATTGCTGAGTCATAAACTATGTAATGTTGATTTGCAAGTGTTGCCGCTGCTGGTTGTATAGCAACACGAAAAGTAGTTGACACTCCAATGTTTGCCACAGATAACGTAGAACAAACAGCACTTGTTGATGCTGGAACTGTGTATAGCGTTGTCGCTGTTGTTGCCGCAGGGTTTGATTGACCCAAAACCTTGTAAGTTGTAGCCATCTCAAGCCCCCATTAACATAAATGTTTGTTCAAAACCAGTTGCGCCACCGCCGCCACCAGATGAGGCAATAGTGATACCACCTGATGAATTTGTAATTGTGATGTTGCTACCAGCAGTCAAGTTTGCATAAGAAAACCCTGTGCCATTGCCAATCAATAACTGCCCATTGGTAGGAGTAGACGCAAGAGCAATCGCTAATGTGCCACTTGTTGTAATCGGTGAGCCAGTAACAGACAAGAATGATGGGACAGTTGCCGCAACGCTTGTTACAGTTCCTGCACCTGCTGGTGTTGCCCATGCTCCATCACCACGCCAAAAAGTAGATGCTGATGCTGATGTGCCGCTATTTAAGTTGGTTACAGGCAAATTTCCTGTTACTTGTGTTGCAAGACTGACGTTTGATAACGTGCCACCAAGGGTTAAATTACCACTTGTTGTAACTGTGCCTGTTAGTGTGATGCCATTAACTGTTCCTGTGCCACCAACGCTTGTTACAGTTCCAGAACCCTTGTTATTAAAAGTTGTCCAATCAGTAGAAGTCAAATAACCGCTTACTGAGGTGGTAGCGGCTGGCATTGATATATCCGGTGTTGCTCCACCAGTTGATGCAACAGGACTTGTCGCAGTTACCGATGTAACTGGTGCAGTTCCACTTGATGCGGCAGTTATTAGACCTTTGCCGTTTACTGTAAGGGTTGCATTAGTAAACGAGCCAACATTTGTGTTAACTGTGGCAAGCGTTCCTGCGGCAGTCACATTTGTAGAACCATCAAAACTAGGACTTGTATAAGCTAAGTCACCTGTAATGGCTATCGTGCGTCCAGTAGTTAAGGTTGCCGCACTACCAGTGGTGTTTTGATTTAATGTAGGAAAAGTATTTAAGCCAGCGGCACTACCATAAAAAGTAGTGGCAGTCATAGTACCAACAGCTACTGTATCTCCATCGCCATCAACACTAAATTGAACTTGTCCACCTCTAGCGCCTATTACAAAATATCTTACTTCTGCTGAAGGAGAATCAGTAAGTCTGCCACGTTCAATAAAAATACCGTTTGTATTACTAGCCGATGTATTGTTCTGGTTGCCATAAATTACTGTTTGATTATATGTACCAGTATTAGAATTTCCTTGTAATGAAATTGGGCTTGTTCCAGTAGCAACTAAAGAATTAGCGGAGCCAGTTGTATTTTGATTTAAAGTCGGAATATCAGCAGCAACAACTGCCCTGAATGTCGGTACTCCAGCACTACCATTGGGTGCAGCTAAAACAAAATTTGCAGTTTTGGAGGCATAAGGATTTTGAGTATCACCGTAACTTGCCAACAAACTAATTGCTGGGGTTGTGCCACCACTAGAGGCTACTGGTGATGTTCCTGTAACAGCAGTAACTGTTCCTTGGAACTGGTCAGCAGAAGAAATATTAAAGTTAGGGTAAGTACCAGTAATTGTCGTTGTACCGCCTTGGGTCAAAGCAACAATCTGATCTGGTGCAGTATTGGTTATATTTAACGTACCCGTGGTAGTAATTGGACTACCAGTAATACTGATGCCTGTTCCAGCACTAGCGGCTACACTCGTAACTGTTCCCGTTCCTGCGCTTACGTTGACGGTAACATCATCCCCTGAGTTTGTGGCAGTAACTGTTGCCCCAACAAAATTGATGTTCTTAACACCTGTGGAGATTGAAGTTCCCTCATCCTTGATGCCTACCGCCCCATTGGTAGACATGGTGCTAATAACTTTGATCTTCTCTGCTAAGTCAGGAGCAACCACCTCACCAACATTGATCTCTTGCCCTGTTGACAAAGTAATGACCAAAGAACCATCAAAGTCAATCTTGGCGTCCGTTACAGATACACCATCCTTGCCATCTATCCCGTTTTTACCATCCCGACCATTTAACCCATTCTTACCATCTACGCCCGGGCGACCATCTAAGCCACTATCACCCTTGTCACCCTTATCACCCTTTTCAGGGACTATGGATTTGGCAACTTCTAGTTGTGCAGTGACTTTGTTTTCCATCACTTTGATGGCTTCAACAATCAAGTCAACATTGTCTTGGACGGCTTGTTCTTCTTGCTGGCGCATAGCCACCAAGGTTTCTTCCATCTTATTGATAGCGTCTAACTTCTCATCAAAAGATGAGTCATTTGCCTCAATGCTTTGGATTAGTTCCCTGATGTTAGCCATTCTTCAGCCCATTGGTCAGTTTTTCAAGAAAGTCTTGTTTTACCTGAGACTGAGCATTTATTTTGTCAGCCATCTGCAACTCGACAATTTTAGACTTGTTTTTAATGTCAGACTCTTTCAACATCAATTCAGCAATCTTAACCCGCTTGTCAAACTCCTTAGAAGACAAATCATCCTGATTAGGAAGATTCTTAGTCAAACTTGCAGTCATCTTAGCTTGCACTTCTTGAGGCATTAACTGAGTCTCAACCGACAATTTCTGTGCTTCAGCCCTGTTTTGTTCTGCCTGAGTAGTGTTTACAGCAATTTGAGCCTGTGCCGCTTGCATAGCCAACTGTTGTTGTGCTTGTTGCATCTGTTGAGCTTGTGGATCAGGCTGCATCATCTGATCTAATGCCGCCATCATCTCAAATCTGTTACTCAAGCTAGAGTTAGCCACGATTCCTTTGAGAATAATCGGCAAAACAGGGGTTTGTGGGCCAAGAGTCTGCAACAAACTGATGAATTGCTGCTGTTCGTACTCCCGTGCAATGATGCCCAAAGTAGCGGTTGGGATGAAATTCATGTCCACAGACGGATAACGCTCTGGGTCAAACTGCATGAACCTGAAAGCAGCCTTCTTGATGAATGGAATCAAGAAATCTTCTTGAAAATTCACCAATGTACGCTTGTATTTCTTGATGATGGAGGCAACCGCCATCGACATACCGCCACCATCACGACTAGCTTGGCTAATCATGCCGTTAGAGTCTAGAGTTCCTGTCGCTTGTAGCAACATTCGCTCAAAGTCTTTGGCAGTTGCAAGGTTGTTTGGATCAGTCTGTCCAAACTTGAATGGATACAAAATCTCGCTAGGAGAACCATTGACCAGAATAGCTTTTCCGGGCTTTACCTCAAACTTCATGCCCCGGGGCAAGCGAGTTGCATCCATTGCCATCATGGGAGAAGTGCTTAATGCCAGTGAATCCAAGTGGCTACGGGTCTGAGCATCAATAGCTTTTTGCATATTGAATGCTTTTTCCACCGTACCACGACCAAGCAAGCGATTTGGAACAGTATCGTCTTGGTAAGACAGAACTGGCCTGTCTTTCATCATGTATGGATTTTCTTCAGCCTTTAAGAGCATTCCATCATTGGCAATCACAACAATGGCCTCAACCATGTCTGTGTAGTCTTCTGCTGCTGAGTTTTCAGGGAACAACTCAACAATATCCTTGTTCTCTTTCATGTTCTCAAGGTACTCACGGGGAACTAACCCGTAGTAGGTCAACAAAAGAACCTTCTCATCCTGATACTGGCTTACTTCTTGGGTAGGCTCAAGGTCAGTGTCTTCACTGGCAGTACCAATGTCCACCTTACGGTAGATTCCACGTTCAATACCTTGCACAACCTTATGAATTGAAACGTATTTTTCAATAGCCACGCCCATACAGTCATCAATGCTTGTGCCGTTAGGGTCAAACAAGAAGTTCTTTGGGTTGACAGGCATAATCTTGACAGAAATCCTGTCTCGCTCCATCACGCCAATAGCTGCCTGACCCTGTTGATTAGGAATAGGTCGAGTCGAGGGAACATACTCAGTTTCAGTCTTGACAACAATCTCGCCAATGCCTGTCCCATAGATTTCAGCCATCAATTCGATCTGGTCGATAGCTTTTCTGATTTTGTCCTTCTTAAAGTCCTCAGTGAGTTGAGCCTTAATTATCTCAATATCAATAGGATTGCCGTTTACATCTTGGATATTGTCTTCAATGTCAAAGAAGTCACCTTGTCCAAAGATAGCTTCCATGATCTCAGCGTGACGAGTCTCAACTGCTTGTTGAGTAGCAGGAGTTACGATTCGGCTGCGTTCTGACTCACGGGTTTTGTCTTCAGATGCCCATTGACCACGAAAGATACGCTCGTACTCTAGGTAGGAGGGCAGGAAGTTGGTGTCTCTGTAGTCACGCCACTTGTCGCAGTGGCTAGTGATGAAATCGGTCAGTTCTTTATCAGCCTCAGTAGGCTCATAAAATTCGTTCTGTTCAAGTTTGACTTGTTTATCTGTTGCCATATTGTTACCTTGTAGTATCAGCAAATGGTTCTTTATACATTGGGTTTGCAGGAATAGAGCTTACAACAGGCGCAAAAATCTTAGGATCAAAACCTTCTGGCAATGGGAATCTTAATTCTTGAGGACTAGCAAAGGGATTCTTACCTTCTGCTAACCTCGATAAAGCATATTGTTGCGCCTTCTGTTCTATCTCAGGCGTTACTTGACCTGTTGATCGCAATAGATTTAATTCATCAGCAGTCAATGTTGGCACAACTAAAGGATATGAAACAGTCTTGCCGCCAACTTCAAATGCCGATGAATACTCAGTCATCGTACTTCCATCTTGGGTTGGGATTCCTCCAAAGAAGCCTTTGCCCTTGACTGAGCCTTCAGTTAACTTCTGATCTTGCTCTAAGTACCTTGCGTCAGAAAGTCCCAATTTTGCCATTTAATTCCCCGAAATAATATCTAGAGGCTCCCACTCATCTTCTTGGTCATCAACAAAGTATGAGGTTACAGCCAGTTGGTCAATGTAGGAAAGGGCATCAGGCAAGTCATCATGAACACCAAGGGCTGGAAACATCAAGAGTTGATCTTTGAATTCATCCCAATCTTCCTCAGAGTTCAGCACAATACGCCCATGCTCAAACCGTCCTTGGAGACTCCAGATAATCCTGTCAGTCTTTTTCCTGTTGCCGTGCGTCAAGTCAACTATGTGTGAATATACATTATTTTTACGCATTAAGTCACTCAAATACGGCAAAACTGCGTTTTTTAATGCTCCACGCTCAATTCCAATGCTCAAAGGTCGGTATTCCCGCATCTTCAACAGGATCGTAGCCGCAGTTTCCCTAATGTCCCACCGCCCGTAAACAATCTCTTTGACAAACCATTTGCCGTCCTCTGTCACTTTGACAACAGCAATGGCAGTTTGGTCTAACCTTTTCTTGGAATTGGCAGCTTGTCTAGCCACTTCTTCAAACCCTGCCAGATCGACAGCAATGTAGTACGAGCCATGTTCAGGTTCTTCTCCATATTTAATCCATTCTTCTTTAAAAACGTCAGAACCAGCATTGTCAAAACTGGCAAGGTATTCCTGCTTGAAAGCAAAGGAACTCAGGGTTTTCTTGGCAGACTCAATCTCATCAGGGTCTATCAAGGGGTTGTCTTTGGTAGTGAAGTGCCACGACTTCCAATCTGAGTCTTCTTCTGACATTCCAAGTTTAAAGACGTCATAGAAGAAGTTACGACCTTTGGGAGTGCCGATGAACATAGCTCTGCCCTTTTTATCAGACAAAGACGCACGAATAACCTGTTCCCATGCTTCGGGTTTGATGTCCGCAACCTCGTCAAGCACAGCGTAGGTGAGAGACACTCCTCGCAAAGTATCTGGACGATCTGCGCCTCTGACATAGATTTTTGCTCCGTTTATCAGGGTGATGTCCATGTTATTGATGTGGCTGGCTTGGATAACTTCACGCCCCAACTCCATCAATACATCCCAAATAATCTGTCGTGCCTGACCATTGGTAGGCGCAACATACAGTACAGCAGAACCAGCAGTACACTGCAAGCCCTCTATCAACAGGGTAATGGCTGACAGACGGGACTTACCACAACGCCGTCCAGCAGCAATGACTTTAAACCTTGTTTTATCAGCAAAGACTTCTTGTTGCCAAGGTAAGAGACTGAAGTTAAGGTCAGACATCTTTGCTTTCTATGTCTTCTGCTTCTATAGGGTTATCCCCTATGACTACACCACCAATACCAGAAATAGTTATGTTAACTGCTGATCTCTGTTTTCCTTCTTTCTCAAACAAGGAAACGGGAAGCATACGATCCATACAGAGTTTGATTGCAGCCATTTGAGCAGGGTGTTCGTCATTCATGGCGATCTCAACTGCCTTGTGGACAACATTAGCACCTGCACTCTTGATTAACAGGTCTTTGAGTTCTTTGACTTGTTGTTGTTCAGTCTTAGGCAGGGTAAGGGCTTGAGGGTTATCAGCATACTTCCTCAAGGTCATAGTGCCAGAACCCTTTGGCCTACCCCTTGTTTTCTTGAAGCTATCTATTACGTTCATCTTTTATCCAGTTGTGGGAAGAAGTTGTTGGTGGCTTCCATAAAGCAGGATTGGGTTCAATTCAACAACAAACCAAAGCCCCACGGAGCTAAACCGTTTCCACCAACACGGCTGAAGATTGTTTGTGGGAACTACCATCTAGACAGTAGCCAATCTTCATGCGTCTTGAAAGTTAGTACGCACTTTACACGAGAATCAGATTCTTGTATAGTGAAGACAAACGGGGGCATCACCCACCCCTCTATGCGGTTGAGCCGACCAAGTAGGATAAACGTAGTGAACCATGTAGTTCTCAAGTAAAGCACAAGTCTTGAACGGGGCTGGTAGCGTGGAGTAGTGATCTGACAGTCACCACTAACTTAGATAAACGAGAGGCTCTCCTTTAAAAAGGATCACACCCACTCACGGGTGAATACTCCTATTCGTCTTCTCCCCTAATCCAGATTACCTTTGTTGCTGTCAAACACTAAGATTGACTTAACTTGTGGGTAGGAGGCTCCCACAAATATTACACACACACGACCACCCCCTCCCCCCTATCATTCCACATGATGAAATGCAACTCTTATATAAGACTTAGCCAGGTGCAAATGCGAATCATTCTCATTTAGATGTAGTGATGATGGCTAAATGCAAATGCGAATCATTCTCATTTAGACTGAGTGTAGGGGCTATGCACCATAACAGGTAATCCCACATTGTGAAATCGTATATTGCATCATGAAATTCTGAGTACGTTAGTAAGCACTAACAGAGCGCACTATAATAGTGCAGAGTGGTTACTAACATCACCAATGTAGTGCATGACATTTCACATTATAAAATCATGCACTTTTATGGGGCGCATTGTTAGTGAGTACTCTCATTCTATGTACCGTACTTGCTGAAAACGCAAAATTGGCACGGTCTGTGCATGTATAAAAGTGTCCACTGTTGGACTGCTTTGTAAAAAGGTTTCAAGATGAAAGCATACAAACATTTAGTCAAATTCGCTTTAAAGCATGGTTGCACTGTTTCGGTATGGGATGGCGAAGAATGGCAGGTCAAACGGTCTACAGGTTACAAGGCCATCATTGAGGCCATAGAATCAGTAGAAGAAGCTGCATTAAGACTCAGGGATGATCAGGGTTTGATTATCGGTTCAGTCTCAGTCTCAGCCTTTGGTTTAGAAGATGATGAAACAGTCACTGATTACACAATCAATCCGTTCATGGATTCATGGGAAAAGTCCTACAATTCTGAGACTGTCTGACAATCTGACTGTTAGCCCTGTGAATCAGGGTTAATGGGCATATTGCCACAATCAACAATTCAAAGGGCGTGAATCATGTATCAAGTAACAGCAATATACGAGGGATGCGAGATAGGTTACGGCGAGGGCGAGGGAAGCTCATACGCTATCGAAGAATGTATCGACTCAATCGACAGCATCTATCAGCAGGAGAAATTGACCATTGTCCTGCATATACTGTCAAACAGTAATATAAACAATATTCCATTGGGATATACCTACAAAAACGGTAACCATGTTTATATTGTCAAAAAGGTATCAGTCAACAGACAAACAGCCTAATTGATATCTTATAGGGTATTCACTGAGTACCCTATAGGCTTATCAATCCTGATAAGTAACTCAATTCAATAGGTGTAAATAATGGATAAACAACTGCAACAAACTGAGAGTTTAAACAGAGCTAAAAATGG